CACCCCCCCGCCCCGGCAGCGCAGGCGGGGTTGAGCGATGAAAACGCGCTCTACGATGCAATGGTCGAGCATTGTGAAATATATGGGTACAACATCGACGGTGCGGTAGTAGCTGGATTTGCGCGCTGCATTGCCGAGAAGTTTGGGGCCCGCGCCCCTGCCGCGACAGTGGCCGAGCCGAGCGAGCAAGCGCGTATGAACGAGTTGACGCGCGCTAGTGCTGCCGGACAGGCGGAAGGCATCAGGCTCGGCATTGCCATGCAGAAGGATGCTCAAGCCGCCCAGCAGCAGGCCGAGCCCGGCAAGTTTTTCGTCTCTCAAGAATGGCTGACCAAACGTCTTGAGAAAGCGGACGACGCGGATTGCGCCGCTGGACAGTCACAACCGAAGCGCCCTTGCGATGCGCCGCCCGGGTGCGATGCGACGAATTGCCTTGGTTGCGGGGAGCAGCAGGCCGAGCCGGTGGGGGATGGCATCCACACCATGTACGTCTGGCACGCCCGTGAAAAAGGCGACGAGACCGACCGATTTATTCGCGCATGGACGAGCGACGCCGAGAATGTTGCTGCCCTGCAAGCCACCATCGGTGAGCCGCCCATCGTTTATCGCGCCGCCCAGTCCGACCAGCGGGCGGGCGTGGCGGAGGGTGCGATTGGCGTCCCTGTGGTGCGGTTGAAAGAGTGGCTGGCGGCTTTCCATGAAGAGCTTGCGGCGTATGACATCGACCCGCCGATCTACCACTTGGCTGAATCCGCCAAGCAAATTCAGGAGATTCTCGACGCTAACCCTATTCAGAAGGGGGCAGGCGATGCGTAAGGCAGACCTTGAAACACTGGTGCGCCTACACACGAACCTCAACACGTTCGGCGCTGTCGTTGCCCTGCTTGAGGGCGGCACCGTCTATGGGACCGTGGGCAGCGAGAAATGCGCGAAAAAGGTCATCGACCTGTGCAAGCAGGAAATGAACCGCCTCGTGGTTCGGCACGACGATCTGCGCGCCATGCTCGCCGCCGCCCCCACGCAGCAGCAGGAAATAAAACAAGACGCGACTGCCGCACGCCTTATTTCAGAAAACGGCGTTGGATTGAAACAAGCGCAGGAGCGCAGCGCAACCGAGAACGCGCGCAAGACAGCAGAAATATTCAATCGAGTGTGCAAGGACTGCATGGGTCGCGGCGCCTACGACGACCCGCCATGGGCCATCGTTCAGTGCCCAGCCTGCAACGGAACTGGCCGTAAGGAATCTGCACTCGCTCTCGCCACCCCCTCACCGGGGAAGGCGGAGGCAGAGCGGGATGCGGCCGATGCGGCGCGGTATCGGTATCTTCGCGATGAGCATGAACTATCCGTTCGGGATGTTTTCAGTTCTTGGTGCAAGGAGTTGAATGCAGGCCTTGACGCCGCCATCGACGTAGCTATCCAGCAGGGGCGGAGCGAATGAGCGATCTATTCCGAGATGACGAGCCAGAAGCGCTGCATCAAAGCCAATTGCCACCCGAACAGAACAAGTTCCACGTCGGCAACGGTGACGATGGCAAGCACTACTGGTTGACGCCACCTGATCTCTTTGCCGCGCTTGATGCTGAGTTCAATTTCACGTTTGACCCGTGCCCGTTCCCGAAGGCGGAAAACTTCGACGGACTGACATGCGAATGGGGCGAGTCCAGCTACGTGAATCCACCGTTCGGATCCATCCTGCACCAGGGCAAGAAGAAAGGTCCGACCGCATGGGCACGCAAGGCGATTGCAGAGAGCCAGAAAGGCAAGCGTGTAGTGCTGGTCTACCCCATCGATAAGTGGGTGCTGATGCTACTCGCAGCAGGCGCACAGGTCAGAAACCTAGGCGATGTGCGCTGGCTAGCCACGGAAGACGGCAGTCAAGGAAAAGGAACTGGTCGCCATATCGCATGCTTCATTTTGGACCGCGCAGCCGCAGCCATTGGAGAGAGTGATGAGTGAGCACAAGATGCCGTTCAAATACGCGAATGGAGAGATTCTAGATGCAGGCGGTCGGCAGATTTTGGAGCTGA